CGCTTTTTGTCGTATCGCTTAGAATCAGTTTTCTTAAATTTCTCAGAAGGTTCTGATTCCTCGTACCAATCACGAAATCCTTTATTCTTTGCCATAAGTATTACTCTTCTGTTGTTTCTATTTCTTGATCTTTTTTGCTTTTGGTTGATTCTTTTTCAGGAACTAATCCCGGACACAATCCATTAATAACAGACGGCGGCAAACCCTTTAAAGGTTTTTGCGCAATCATTTTAATTAACAAATCTGCATCTGATGGGTGAACACTCTCAAGCATTTCAATAAACATGTTTTCACGTTTACTCTGAGGTAGATTATCTCCGCCATAACCCTTTACAAAATACTTTAACTTCCTTGATTCACGATACAATGCACCATAAGTGTCAGGATGCTCTGTTGGCGTGTAAGGCGGCGCAGTATTTGGGATATTAAACTCTAAACTCTTATCATACATAAGTTTAAAAATGTCTCTTAATTCCCTCGAGTTATTTTGTTTCAAATAGTCAACTTTATCCACTTTCTTTTGGATTTTGATTGCCTCATTTACAATTTCAGCAAGACCTATTGTAGTATTCATTTTAAAATTCCTGTATATTTTCCATTAAATGTCGTAATCTATTTTTGATGAAATAATTAAGAAGTTGACTTCTATCATTTACATCATCACTCTTGTATTTATCAATTGCTTCATTTTTAATATCTTCGGGAATCATTGACAAATCAATAAGCATTTCATTACGTTTGAAGTTACGTTGCACCTCTTCATTGCGATTTTCAGGCGTTCTCCATTCAGCAATGCGTTTCTTTGTGACAGGTTTTTGTCTTGTATTGACCACAAAACAATTATCAGCAGAAAGCACATTAGGTACGCCATCAGATGCATCACCCTTAAGGATATGTTCGTATAAGAATTCATCAGGGTTTTCGTGGCGAATCCATCGCTTACGTGTAGGATCATACTGCTTTACGTTTGCATATTTGTGTAATTGAACGTAGTCCTTATCGCCTGATAGGATCAAGATAGGTTCACCGAAATTTAACTCACGACCTTCAAGGTGAACAATCGCACCAATAATATCATCTGCCTCAGCAGTTTCGATTTGAATAACTTTGTAGGGAAAGAACTCTTTTAACTCTTCACGAATCTTGTTAAGAGAGTTGAATATTGCAGACCAATCCATTTCTGAATCTTCACGACTTTTCTTTCGTGCCGCTTTGTAATACGGGAACATTCGCCTACGCCAATAGTTCCTATCATCAGCACAAATAACAAGTTCTCCAAACTCTTTGTTAAACTTGTTTCGATTGAATCGTAATGTATTTAAGATCATATGCCTAAGCATACTCTCATCTAGTTTCGCATCGGTGTGATTACCTATCTGTGCCATCAGATTTGAAATCATTACCTGATTAAGATCTACCAAGATCATAACTTACTCCATCATTTTTCATTATCATATAATTATGTATTAATCTTGCAAATAGTGCAAATACGTTGTCAAAATATATTTTGGTTGTGATTCGGTTGATTTCCCACAATGAGGGAACATCCACATAGGGGGAAAGCAAAAAGCATTTCCTGCTATCGGTTTAATGACCTTTTCGTTGCCTTGGACTTCAAATACTGTCTCGCCACCCTCATCAACAGTATTCAAATATATTTGAACTGCGAGTGACCTGACCGCACTTTTGTAGTTTACAACATCAACATGCCAATCAAACTGATCGCCGCCTGGATTGTATTTCTTAATTCTTAACTGCTCTAATCCAGGTGTTTTGATAAGATATGGGTACTGTTGTCGATACATATCTACTATTTTAAACACTCTATCTGCAATCACATCATGCAATGATTTTTCGATCTTGTTATCAGTTAAGTTAAGTTGTGTGAAGCTAGGCCGATTATCATTATCAAATCTTTCATGCAGCTTTTCATTATCTTCAAATGCATTGATCAACGTATCGCATTCTTGTTGATCTAATACTCTACTAAATTCGTGTATCATTCTGGAAAGGGTTCCTTTCTTATTGCGTCTAAAATATTATCTAATGCCTCTTTCGGGTCATCAATATCAAATACTGTATCAGCAACTGCCTGATATGCATAATCTTGTTTGCTGGCACGATGAAACAATGCTCTGACTGATTCGACAATACTCACAATATCAAAAACAGTGTCTGGGTTACCTTCAATATCATAACCCATGATTTCCATTGATTCAATGACTTCTTTAGCAATCACATAAGCGAACGACAAACTAAATGTTCCATAATCATTCGTATCATCAATTGTTTGTCGCAAATAACTAAAATCATCAAGATCGTCTATCTTATTTTCTAGTTGCTCAAACTCAAGTTTTTGTTTAAGTTCAGCAACTGCTTCACGAAAATCAATTACTTTACTCATTTGTCTGCTCTTAACAGGATACAATCTGTGTTAATTCTTCCTGTAGGTTTCGTCTCTTTAGTTGTCAATTCTTCGAACAATTTATCAAACTGTCGAACTGTCTTTTTCAATGCAATCGGGATAAACTCTTGAGGTTTACGCAGGGTCTTTGTCCTGCCCTTATCAAAATCAAATCCTTGTAGCGTTGTGCCTTTGATCTCGAATCCGTCACGTCTATCAGTAACATACTCAGTTAACGTGCGTGTCTTCGTGTTTAAGACGAGTAAACGTCCAGCGCCTATGATCGTTGCAGGATTAATCGAAACAACCTTTAGATCACGATCTTCTTTCTGGTATTTCAAGGTTGCGATTTGTTTATCCGCCGTCTTAGGTTTAGGCGCTCGTGTTTTACGTTGTGCCTTACCTGCCTGAACAATGCGGTCAAGATCTGCTAACATATCTAAACAAACTTTGATACGTCTTTTAAGTTCAGTTCGTTTAACATGTTCATGCGCTTCCATTGCCTGTTCGCACTTCTTGTCATATGCATCAGAGTATTCGAGCAACCAAAACTCTACGATCTGTCTTGCGAAAGGAACGAATGCTGGTTTCAGATCATGTTTCTTAAATCGAGCATATAAATCAATGGTCGACTTTTTGCCTGAAATCCAATCTTCTTCTAGGTCATCAAGTTCAACGGCAAGCGTTGCATTGAATTTGTTTTGCATCAACTGCTTAGGATTTAATCGAACAACAGGTGTCTTGGTTTCTTCAGGATCACCTTTTCTATCTTCGATGATTTGATTTCCACGATCAATCAATCCTTCAAAATACGGACGACACTTATCACGATACTCTGCATACTTACCTTCAAATTCTAATCCATTGTTCATCCAATGAATCGTAGCAGCATGAAAAGCAAACATGTATAACGTGTATTCTGGATTAGCAAGGATTGACTTAGCGTCATCTTTATCGAAATCCTTTCTTACGTAATCTTTTACAAGAGCAACAATCTCTTTGCGTTCAACCTCAAAGTGAAAGTAATCTTTACACTTGACAAAGGAATCCATTGGCGCACCCTTAATACCCGTAAGTTTGCGTCTACGTACTGTCTTCTGTTTAGGTTTTGCAACTGCCATCTATAACTCCGATTTGTTTCGTAATGTGTACATTGTACATTATCTGAAACATTTTGTCAACCAAATGATAACATTTGTTCGAAAAGGTTATTCCATTGATCTTTTTTTGCTGCCCAATCATACTTATAATCAGCAATCGTTTTAGTAGTTTCAGTATTACTTTTGATGTAATCAAAACTATGATTGTGTAACAATATTGCTCTTTTCAATTCAACATAAAAACTATCTATATGTTTTTGTCTTTCGTCCTGAAAAGAATACATGTGAGTTATACCCAAACTTGTCTCTTTTAGCGCACCTAATGCAGGATGAATACAATAACATCCTGCCGATAGTGCTTCGATCATTGATATACAACTTGTTTCTTGCCAGACACAAGGATATGCAAAGATATGTGCTTTTTGCAATTCATCTCTTATCTTGTCATTGGATACTCTTTTACTATAGATGATATTAGGATGATTATTCACCAACCCTCTTAACTCTTTGTAACTCTTGTCTTTTGTATCAAAGTCGCAAAATACTTTCAAACTCAGATTGTCAAACTCATTGCATAATTGATTAAAGGCGACATAAAGATAATCCAACCCTCTTTCCGGAGGCAGATTGTATATTAATGTTAGTTTGCCTTTTGACGGATCTGGCTTTGAATGATGTTCTATGGGTTCTATGCCATCATACAACACAGTTCCATCTGAGTAAGGAATACCAAAGAACAGATAAAACTGTTCTTGTTGCCAATGAGACACAAACACCAATTTTGTGTACTTACGCCACCCATGATCCTTTAAGTGTTGCACACTAGGATCGTCAGGTAATGTGTGAACAACAAGAATTGATTTCTTGTGAGTATCGGGTTCGCCGAAGTTGTGAAAGACCTGTAATTGACTCAGAAGTCCTTGATCACATTCTTCGGCGATACGAACTGCTATAGAGTTATTCGCCTGCATACGTCATTTTAACATTATCAATTGCAATCAATCTGTCGAGACGGAATGATCTCCACTCGTTCATTTGTGCTTCCATCACAGCAAGCGCTTTCACTTTAGATGCATCAAGTTCTTCAACTTTATCATTAAGCGTAAATACAGGATCAAGTGTTGCATGTAGTTGGCGCCAAGCGCCGTCAAGTTTAGTAAACTCGATTTCATGGGTACCATCTTTTAAAATATCAACGATTTCTTGAAGGGTTACTTTTTTTGGTTCACTCATTTTATATTGCTCCTGTTTTCATTTCATGTTTAATAATTTCAGTAAATTCTGTATATCCTTTCAAGTGTTGATTCTTCCAAATCACTTGTGGGACATTCAATTCGCCTGGAAATAAATCTCTAAATTCAGACGTAACGGGTTCTTGCAACACGTTTTTATGCTCATAATCAATGCCTAATGATTGACATAATTGCTCACACTTCAAACAATGAAGGCATCCCGACATTCCGTAAATAATTGCTACATCACTTTTTTGCATCTTTCTTACTGGCGCTCTCTGCAGTCACTTTTGCACAATCATCGACAGCAGAAGGTGCATCCTTCTTGCCAAAGATTGCATCCCAATTATCCTCAAACTTCTTTTTATCAACAGTCGGACGTTGCTTGCTTCCTTTACCACCGTGTGTTGCACTCATTTTAGTGATGCCGCCAATTCAGTATATCCGCCAACATATCCCCAGTCATCTCCGTCAACAGTAAAGATTTGTGGGACAGTTCTAAATTCTTTACCTGCAATTTCCATTAAGCGATCTTGCTCACCGGGAGCGACTTCGGTCAGACACTTGTAATCATACTCCAAACCTTTTTGCTCAAGGACTGCTTTTGCTTGTCTGCAATAACCACAGACGGGTGTTCCTATAACTACATATTTCATTTATTAGTTCCTATCTTTCCAAGAGTTAATCATTACTTCTATTAAATCATCAGGAAGAGTTCCGTACTGTGGGTTTTCTTTCCTGACAAATTCATATGCTGTTTTTTCGTCAAGTTCACTAACATCGACAATCATTTCGTCAAGCATACGTTGCGATACAGGATTGACTTCTTCTGCCATTACGCATTCTTCTGCCCATACTAATTGTACAGGTGCATCAGGATTTAATGCTTGTAATTCGTCTTTCGGAATCACATACCTATGCTTGAAATGTACAATTGAATCGACAATCACATATTTTCTACTCATCGATCAACCCACTCCATCTTTTAAGTTTATTTGTCTTGACGGCGGCACGATCTTTTAGTTCGTCCCAATCAGTCAATCCATATTTAACCATAAGATCAATCATACAGTAAACATCACCCAGTTCTTCAACTAACGGCACTTTTTGATTGTTTTCTACTTGATCAACAGATTCATATTTGCGCATAATTTTACTGCATCGTTGTGTCAATTCACCGCATTCTTCCATTGTGATTGTCATCAACTGCTGTAAGGTGTTGATGGGACTGTTTTTCATTACACAACCGCTTTGATGAATAACCTATCTATAATTGCCGCTTTTTTCCCGTCAATATTGATGGGCATTGATTTGGGCCATTCTAAATAAACTTCATCACCTTGTTTGATTTCACCTTCTGCTTGAATCGCAGGACTAACAGCAAGAACTAAACCAGGTTGAACTGCTTTATCAATTTTACCTGGATCTGTTAAAATGATTCCGCCTGCTGTTGTCACATCTTTTTCAATTTCTGTCACGAGAACATTATTACTCAACATTTTCATACTATTATATTTCCTCTCTAATACTTCTAAATTCAAGTTCTAATCTGAATGCTCTTTTAAATTGCGGAACAATATCAGATACATTATTTAATACTGCTTCGATGTGGTCAGTAGACATATCAGACAACTTCTTATACGTGAGCGGTTGATCGCCGTTAGGACCACGACTGCCCCATTCCATTGCCTCACGAACTTTATCGAACGGATCATCATCCCAAACAGTATGATGAATCTCATCACCATGACAAGAGCATCTCACATAAGATAATCCGCCATCGATCATATAGTTTTTACCATTTGCATCAGTATACTCTTGGTAATCGTGTCTATGTCTTGATTGTAGTATTGTTCCGTCTGGCGTCTCAAGACAGTTCTTAATTAACTTTGCGCCATTATTTTCCATCAGCTATTTCACTCCAATGTAAATCGATTCGTGAATCACCCTTTTTGTTCCAGTGCCATTCGACACCGCATTCTTCAATGATGGGTAATATTTCTTTCAAGTTCTTAACGCCTTCCTTGTCGCCGTTGAAACAGAATGTTGAATAAGTTTGCTCATGATAAGTATAATGCGGATAGACACAATACTTACGATTCTTAATGTCTAATTCTTTTTGCATTTCTTCTGACAACACATAACCCATGCCATTACAAATCTCACAATCATCTTCTGTTTCATTGTCCCATCCTTCACCGCAACAAGGGTCGCACTCTTCACCTTCTTCATAAAGGTCAATTTGACAATCTTGTTCGTGATTGAATAGGACTTTAGCGAGGTCAACATCCTTGTATTCTATCGGGTTCCCGTCTTTGTCCTCACGAATAAGATAACCATCCTTGTCGTATTGAGCATCAAAGTAATCAGGAACATCCATCCATGCACATGATTGACAACAAGCGTGTCCCCATCCGCAATACCAACCTTCTTCTCTTAGTCGGTCAAATAGAATGTCAAGTCTGTTCTTTTTCATTAGATGATTAAACCGCTCGTTGCTTGACGATATGCCTTAACAATTTCTTCATTGGTTTTTACTGTGAAGATTACGCCACCTGCGCTAAGCAGAAGTTCAGGAGGATTTTCAATTCCTGTCAAACAGATTCCACGAGCGAAGCCCATTGAACCTTCTTCTTGCCCTGCCACAAGCATTTTCGGATCTTTTAAAGTCACACCTGCTTCCGTTACAGAAACAAACTTACCAACAAACTCGCCGCTCAAAGTTGCGACTGATACAACATCATTCTTATCAAAACTCATTTCAATTTCCTATTTTAAATTAATAATTCTTTCACACATAAAATGACTACTGCTAACAAACCGGAGGCA